GATCCCAATCTCACTAATTTTTATAGAAGATAATGTCTGGACAAATAAAAGTCTCTGCTTATGGTGGTAACGGTCCTATGACCGAAACATTCCACTATAGGATAAATGGCAAAAAAATACATGAAACATTGGATATTAATTTGAATAGTCCTACATATGGACAATCTATTAGTGTAAAAACCAAAGTTAATGGTAAATTAGAGCATGTTAGTCCAAATAGTGAATTAGGATTAGCAGTGGCACATGATGGTAACAGTACAAGACAGACATCATTTCTCAATGAGATGGATTATATAGGTGGTAGAGCAGAAAAATCAGGTAATGGGAAAGTACATGAATTAGCGTTGAAAAACTCAAATATGTATGATTTGGCAAATGGAACTAAACCATTCAATGTCGAAATACCTGCTGTAGAGTATCTCATAGGTTTTGAAGAAGCTGAAGATGGAGAAAATGATGATAATGTAGAAGTGGAGGCTGAAATTCCCAGAAGAACAGAGGAGAAAGCATTTGTTGGTGTAATGCAGTATCCAGCGTATGCTCATTATCATTCTAGAGGAAGACCTGCACAGGATCATATGAAAATTGATATGTTCCAATACAAAGCACCACAATCTGACTTTTTGAAGGGATATTTTGAAGATAATGCTCCAGATGCAAAAGAAAATAAGACATCAGAAAAAACTGGTGTAGGTGAAAAAGAAAAAAATAAGTTTGTTGATACTGTTACAGAAGGATTATCAAGAGGAAGTAATATCAAAAAATATTTGGGCACTGTTAAAATGCCAATTCCAAATCAACTAACAACTGCAAATGGTGTGAGTTGGGGAGAAGGTAGAGCAAATGCATTTGAAGCAGCATCATTTTTAGGTGCTTTTGGTGGTCTTAGAAATCTTATATCTGGAGACAAAAATGTAGGTAATTTACTCTCAGGTGCTGCTGGCACCATGGGAGACATTTTTGGTAAATTCAAGGGTGGACAAGCACCAGATGCTAATACTTTATTAGCAAGTGCAGCAGCAAGAGCAGCATTGGCATCAATCAATATAAACACTGATCCCAATCAATTCATTACCAGAGCAACAGGAAAGGCAATAAATCCTAACTTGGAATTATTATTTTCAGGTCCTAAACTCAGATCTTTCCAATTTTCATTCCAATTTGCTCCACAAAATCCTGATGATGCTTTGGTGACCAGAAAAATCATGAGATTTTTCAAACAAGGTATGTTGCCTAGTAGAGCAGTAAGCAGTGATTTATTCCTCATGTCACCAAACGTGTTCAGACTTGCATTTATGAATGGTTCACAAAAAATAAGATCTTTGAACTCCTTCAAATTATGTGCTTTGACCACTTGTCAAATAAACTTTACTCCCGATAACATTTACCAAGCATACGATGATCCGTCAGTTACATCACAACCAGTCAGATCACAAATGACGCTTGGTTTTACTGAATTGACTCCAATATTTCATGATGATTATGACTTTACAGAGGGTGCAAGAGCATCAGTTCTTGATCTACAGCAAATGGTTGCAGAAGACGGAACTCAAGCACTACATGATACCGACACAAGCGTACAATCATCAGACGACATAGGATACTAATGGCATACTTCGATCAATTTCCAAACATTTTAGTTCCTTCATATCATAATGATAGAACTTCTAGCAATGATTTCGTCACTGCTAAAAATATCTTCAAGAGAGGTAAGATAAGAGATGATTTCTTTGAGAATGCCACTGCTTTCTCAAAATATAGTATTCAAGGTGATGACAGACCTGATAATGTGGCACAAGAATTATATGGTGACTCCGATTTAGACTGGGTTGTATTACTATCAAATAATATTGTAAGTGTAAGAGATGAGTGGCCAATGAATGGTAATGACTTCAATGTTTATCTGAATTCAAAATATACAGCAGAAAGACTGGCATCAATAAAACACTATGAAACTAAAGAAATTAGAGATAGTGAGAATAAGATACTTCTTGAAAAAGGTCAAATAGTTGATTCAAATTTTGTTTTTCATTATTCTGAGTTTGGTCTAAATGAGAGCAAATCAGGTTCTTTTGTATTAGATTCTGTGTCACATTATGATTTTGAAGTTAGAAAAAATGACAAAAAACGCTCCATATTCACCCTTAGAAAGGAGTACTTACAAATTATTATGAATGATATGAAAGAAATTATGACATATACCGATTCTTCTCAATTCATCAATAAGAGACTCAAAAAAGGAGATAATCTAAGAATACTATCTCCTCGTTGATCATTCTTGTATACAAGAACCATTTCTCCATCTGTGTTGAAATCTAACTCCTTTATATTCTACAACCTCTGCATGTTTTTGAATGAGAATCCTTTTAGCAACAGTCATCTCATCTGAATAAAAAATGAGTGGTTGGTCTTTTAGTCTAGAGTCTCCACTCATTCTTCTTCTCCTTTATTGAATTTCATCTACTATATTATATTGAAATTCACACAAAACCCTGTTTCTTTATAATATCTTTCGGTTTCCTAAACAAAAAGAAATGCCTAGTGATGTGGGTTATTCTTATTATGAGGAACGTCAAAAACTAAAGAAACTCTATCTACCTCACCCACGTTTATCGCTGAGTGAGGTATCTTATTATAGAACCAAAAAAATGTGCCAGGTTCTACTATCATTTTCTCTTCACCCACTGTGTACTCATATGTCCCCGCTAAAGATAAGTGATATCTGTCCTTATCTTGGTAATATAACCCTCTATCAATATGTGAATGAACTCGATTACCAGGTTTGAGTCTGAAGAATGCTGCTCTGCCAGTTTCTTCTATATTCCACTCTTTCCAGAATTTTTGCACAGATGTGTATTTTTGATATAATTGCGTTCTACCCTGTCTATCCACATCATGTGGATCTTCACCTCTTCTCACTTTTGCCATAATAAGTGGTAAAAACCCATATGGGTTAGTATCGCCACCTAGACCTTTTTGCCTAGAAACCCAATTCCAGTCATTTTCGGTAATTTGGTCTAAAAAGGGTTTTGGGTCTATACCCGTTTTTATTATTTTTATGTTCATAAAAAACTTAAGGGGCAAAAAAATGGCGGAGTTTTTTTCCGCCATTTCTGTAATTCAAAAGTCGATTTTCGTACAGGATTACTCCTCTGCTAACTTTTGAAAGTATGATAGTGCATCATCATCACCTGCACCTGCACCTGCTCCGACTGGGGCAGTGACTGTTTCAAGTGATACTGGTTCGACAGTCTCTTCTTCCTCTCTAACCTCTGGTGCAACACGGGTCTGTTTGTTGTTCAATACAGAATCCAAACGTGTTTGGAGATCTGCATATGATTTGAACTGATCAGCATTGGTGAACTCAGTAAGTGCATACTGCTTCTTCCATACTGCTTCAAGTGCATCGTCATCATCTAGTAATGCTGATGTTGCAGCAAACTCAGAACTGTCATAGTTTCTGTAACCTGCTACGTTCTTTGCTTTCAACTTGAAGTTAGCACCTTTCCAGAAATCGAATGGATCGATTGCTTCCTCATCCTCAAACTCAGGTTGCATTGCTGCTGTGAGTTTGTCAAAGATCTTCTTACCAAACTTGTATAAGAATACCTTACCCTCATTTTGTGGGTTGGTAGGATCTTTCACAACATATATGTTAGAGATGTATGTGAGTTTACGCTTTTGCTTTCTTGCAAGTTCTTTGTCTGCATCAATACCACTGTTCCATAACAGTCTATTGTACTCTGATACAGGGTCTTTCTGTCCTAATGTAGTGAGACTATTCTCAATGTACCATCCACCAGGTCCTTGGAATGCATGTGAATAGAGTTTTGCCCAAGGTAGTTCTTCGCCATCAGGTGCAGGTAGGAATCTGATTACAGCGTAACCATTACCTGCTTTATCGACCTCTAACTTCCATAGTCTTTCATCTGCACCACCTGTGGTGCCTTTGTTCATCTTTTCGATTTCGTTGGTCAGTTTGGAAGTAAGACTGCCAAGTTTAGATTGTTTCTTTAGATTTGCGAATGTCATAAGTTTGATTCGTTGGATTCGTCGGATTGAGTAGATTACGGGATTGATCCCTTGCATATACAAAGGTTATTATAAACAACTATTTATGTAATGTCAAGTAAAAATTGGTGTTGATTTCGAGATTTTTTTATGAGGTCTGGTTGTACGAGAAACACTGACAGCACTACTCTTTCACGTTTACTAGAGTACCTATGCCATGTCTTGTTTGGTACACTATTATGGACAAAAAGTTTATTAGGTTTCCATTCGATTTCTATTTCAAAATCACTCTCTTTATCTGCCTTGATGTGATCTCCATCATCATTCTTACTAGGATTTTTACATAGTATCGTTCCTATCTCCTCTTCAGGCCATACGTAGTAAGTACAAGTGTTTATTCTTGATGCATTATCAATGTGTATTGGATAATTATAATTTTCTGGGGTGATCGCCCAATGTATTAATTTTTTGAGTTCACCCTTATATCCTCTATGTTCTGGAAGCATATCAAAAAATTGATTAGTGCTAGGAACAATATCCTCTGTCAAAAATCTTGTGTACTTATTACGAGATGTATAATCTTTACCTTTATGATCTGTATATACAGCATTGACACCAGTCTGTTTGTAAATCTCAAATTCTTTTGCTGCTAAGTCTTGAATTTTTTTGAACTCATCAGGGGGTAGAAAATCTTCTACCTGTAAATGATGCCAAGGTTCATAGTGATGGTTGATCTTCATCTTCTTCACACTTAGATTTGTATGCCCACTCAGTAGTGTGTCCTACAGACCATTTATCTGAGTTCTCTACCATATAATTCTGTGAGCAAACCTCAAAGTCTGGTGGTATTGTTTTCTCTGAAATCAAACTCTGGTCTTTCCATATGATTCTATTGTTAGGTTGCAAAGCAAACTGTCCATTATCTAATGCAATACAGTTGAATGACTTATGTTCTGGGTCATCCTGACTGTAGTTTGTATTCAATGTGGATGACTGTGCATGACAATTGTCAATGGTAAAACAATACTGTCCCTTGTGCATCTGTCTATCCTTACCAAAGAACTCGCACCTATTCAGTAATGGTTTCTCTATAACAGTAAGATCGTAGTCAAAACAATCCCATATCTGTAGATGATCAAGAGGTAATTGATTATCTACATCATAGTCTTTTTTCCACACAAATGCACTGATAGGTAACTTATCAAAGAGTGCACCATAATCATACAACAGTGTCTCAAAGTACAATGCTTTATGTTGAACACTTTTTACTGAGATCCATGTGCCAGGTGTGATCTCACCATGACCTTTCTGATGGTCGTATAAGAATTCTTTTTTCACATACACCGAGTACGGTGGTAAATTATGAACCAAAAATGACATTATCTTTTTAGATTTTTTTGTACCTGATTGAGTGTCGCTTTCATGTTTGTAAATATTGTGCCAAGATCTTTATCACCAAAACCTAATTGATTAGATCCCTTCTCCAATTGCTTCCTCATTTCTAGTGCTTGTGGATCATCAGATAATTTTATCCTTGCCCACATAATCTCTTGTTTCTCAAGCAATTCTTTTATCGTTTCTATATGCTCCCACTTTGCTTCGTTACTCATGTTTGGAAACTTTAGGATCACTGAGTACAATTCTTTTTGAATGTCCATGATCTCTTGCATCTCGTCTCTTATGATAGGAGAATCAAAAAATTTACTCATTCCTTTCCCTCACTACTGACAGCATATGTTTCTTGTACTTGTCCTTGTCGATATTTAGAAATGGAAGATACTTTCTTATCTTCATAGAGATAGTTTTCCATACAGGATCTTTGAGTTTTTTATCGTAGTCATTACAAAAAGAAAATAACTTTTCGTAGATGCACATTTGTTCTACAGATATTCTACCACCTAAATGTTCTTTTAGCAATGGTGGATGTCCTTTTGATGGACTGAATAATGTATCAAGATCATACTCATCCATGATGTCCTCTGACTGTTGTTTGAAATCATAGAACAAACTTTGCTGTCTCTTTTGCCATTGCTTGTATACACTCTCACCAGACCGTATTATATTTCCTATCCATAATCCTTGTGGATTATCAGTCGCTACAAAATTAGCGAGAAAGAAATCACAGACCTCTTCATCGCTATACTTTCTTGATGTTTTCTCGAACCAGTATCTATCTTTACGTTTATAGAATGCGTCTATCTTTGCTCTTGATTGACCACCATACTTATGGTAGTCATACTTTTCTTTTGTAAAATGATTTTTGTATGCCAGATATTGTTTGTAGGTATCAAAGGGGGTCATGACAACATGCATAATTCAAATAGCAAATCGGGCGAGTGATGTTTTCTTTAGGTAGTTTAGTTCAGTTGCATTACATTTCAACTTTTCTTTCAATGGTTTTGATATCAGTTTCGTTACGTTTTCAATCTCGATATTATTCTCCTCACAGTAGTGACATATTGCTTCTATGTAATCCATTTCATTATTGTGCTTGACAAGCATCTCAATATCATTAGAGAATTTATCTTGACAAAGAAAGTTTTTCTTCAAGAGTTCTCTTCTTGCCTGTTTGGATTCAGTTGCCACTAAGTTTGTCCTCCACAAATTTTTCAATGTACTTTACCAGTAGTCTCATATACTTCATTTTATCATACTCTTCGTAGACTGTCACCTCTCCGTTCTCACATGTCATAAGAATAACAAGTTTCTTCACAGGTATATCTGTGAGTTCGTAGAACATGCAAGCGTATGCTGCTGCTTGGACAAAATAGTTCTCGATCCAATCCCTTGGTTTAGGTTTGGCAGCAGTTTTGAAATCTATTATTGACAGTTCACCATTATATTCTGCAATGCAATCAACAGTACCTGCAACACCTAGTTCTGTTGAGTAGAGACTTTTCTCTAAAGCGTAGATATTATTTATGTTTTGTAGTGTTTTCTTTGCTTGAGTGAACAACATTTTAGGACCAGGTTTATCAAACTCTACATCCTTATTCAACAAATAATTTTCTATGAGTGTGTGAGTAGAAGTTCCTCTTGAAGTCGCTCTCTTTGTAATTCTATCTGCCTCCTCGTCACCCACTCTCTTTCTCCACTCCACAAAGATTTGTTTGTTGAAGTGCGATGTGACTGAGGTGATAGACACCATCGGTCTGTCATTGACATTGTAATACCTGACACCATCAATAGTTTTCCTACTCAATGCAGGGAGTTCACATTCTACATGCTGAAACATTACATTCCTAGTTCAATTTTACTGA